AAATAAAATTATAAAAAAAAAAAAAAACAAAAAAATACTATATATTTTACTTATAATAAATAAAAATAATTTATTTTTTTTTTTTTTTATTTTTTTTTGTTTTATTTTTTTTTGTTTTATTTTTTTGTATATTTATAATAGTATTTAATATTTTCAATATTTTTATTTCTAATTTATCAAAGTCATATCTGTGGTCTTTTATAACATTATTTTTGGTTAATGCTGATTGTAAATAAGATGGAAAATTATTTTTTTTTATAATTAAATGTTTTTTTGGCCATGTTGGTTCTATATTAATAATAAATATAGGTATTTTAGATTTTATTGCTATTAATAATTCAAGTTGGCACCATACATTTTCTAAAATTGTAGGTGTATAAAGAAAAAAGAAACATTTGGAACGCGAAACCAGTTCAATTACTTTCTCTATTGTCCAATCATTATCTGTTAATTCATCTTTATCATAAAAAGCATGAATACCTTTTTCTTTTAAAAATAATTTATATACTTTTGCTCTATCTTGAGCTTCTGCTTGTTTATGTGATAAAAAAACATCATATAATTTTGGTATTTTACTAAACTTTTCTGTGTAATAATCAAAAAGATCTAATATGTCCTTCATTATAATATAATAAAATATAATATAATAAAATATAATATAATAAAATATATTATATTATATTATAATGAATAGTGATTTTAGGAATAAAGTAGATATAATCAAAGAAAATAATTTTATTTGTAAATTGCGGTCAAATAAAAAATTATACTATTATGCAAATAAAATATTATTTGGTTACATATCGTCTGCATTAAAGTACGGTTTGTCTAAAAGCGATATTATTGATATTATTAAGATGGAATTATGGAGTAATAAAGTAGATAAAAATAAAACAAAAAAATATAGTAGAATTAAAATACCAAAATATACAAGAAAAACGCCAGTAATTTCTAAAAATGGTTATAATTGTGATAAATATAATTGTGATATAATTTTAAATTTTAAAAACTACAAAGAACTTGCTGAATATAATTTAAAACATAATATTTCTATACTACAGATAACAGGTAGCTACTATAAGTTTCAAATTAATGATATTTATTTTTCATTAATTTATGAAAAAGATCCTGTATTAAATAAAAAAATAGTAGATTCTTTCAATCAATATTTTGATACTAATTACAACTTTAATGAAATTGATGCAATTAAAAAACAATCGGAGGGGCACTGGTTTTATACATGGTTATTAGTTTTCTTACAAAGTCCAGTAGAAAATTTATTTCATAAAAACGCAAATGAAAATCAGGATTATATTAGAAAATGGGTATTTGATGTAAATATGAAAGATATTATTAAAAAACCGCAAAAAGAATTAACATGTATTAAAAATATGTATGACTATAAATATGATATTGTACTAGGTAATACTTTTATGAAACCAGTGTATAATGGAATATTTTGGAATGTCATGAAAAATCATAATAAACAAATTATAGCAGGATTTTCTTCTAGCGCAATATTGTTTTATAATGCTATTTTTAATTTAACTCATATATTAAAAAAAACAAAAAAAAATAAAGTCATTTTATTATGTTTGATACTTTTGGATTATTACGAATTATTTCATTCAATATCAGAAATTTTAGCTTTTTATACTATAGAATCTGGATTTAATGATTATAAATTATCTAATAATGATTTAAGTTATATTAAAAATAAAATAAATCAATATTGCCCTGAATTATTATAAATATATATATATATATAAATGAATTATAAATATAAATCATTCCATTGTGAATTATTAAAAAATGAATTATTATTTAATTTTATTTTAAAGTTATTTTATTTAATTTTAAAAAAAATTAAATCATTAAAAATTCCAAATATAACAAATTATTTAAATATAAATCTATTAGATAATAAGTATACAAAAGAAAAAATTATAACAACAAATGGGATAAATTGTAAAATAACAAATTTATGTAAAGAATTAATAAATATAGATGATTACAATACTTTTTATAATTATATAAAATCAAATAATATTAATGTAATGCAGATAACTGGTGTTATTTATAACATGAGTTCATCTGAAATAATTTACAGAACTGCAATAAAAAATGATACTAATTTATCTGAAGAAATTATATCAATTTATAGTGAATTATTTGGAGAGAAAATTTCAAGTTTTTGTGAAATTGAAAAAATTGCAAAAAAATCACAGGGTGATTGGTTTATACCACTAATATATATTTATGGTAAAGAAAAAAGAACAAATATAGTAGATGCTGGATTAAATTATGATAAGATTTATGTTAGAGAAGCTTTAGGATATAGTAGACCTATTACAAAAAAAGATTTTAATATTTATAAAATTAAAAATAATGATTGTTTAAAAGATAATTTCTATACTAACAAACTTGTATTAGGCGATTCATATTTTAAAGTTATAAAAAATGGTGTCTTTGAAAATATAATGAAAAAAAATAAAAAAGAAATTATATCAGGTTTTTCTGGTTCTTGTGTTATGTTATATAATTTTATATTTAATATACTTAAAGTTTTAAATAAAAATATAAAAAATGAAACATTAGTGTTATTTATGTGTATATTAGATTTTTATCCAATTCATCATTCTATATCAGAAATTTTAGTTACTTATTCAAGAGAATCTAAATATTTAAAAACGTATTACTTAAATCAAAATGAGTTAAGTTATTTAAAAAAATATTTAAAATATATTACATCATCAAAATTTAATTGTAAAACAATTAAAAATAAGTTAAAATGTATATCAAATAAAACTCAAAAACAACGCTTGTTGAAATAGGTCTTTTTTGATTTTTACTGTCAGTTATCTCATTTAAAATATTCAATGATATAAATCAAATAAGGATTTTAAATTCATTATTGAATGCATTGCTTGTTTATTATTAAAATAAATTATTTATTATTTAATAATAGTTAATAATAGTTAATAATTACTTAATAATAGTTAATTATATTATAATAGTTCATTTTTATGAAACATATAACTATACAAGGCAAACATCAAAAAACTATAATAGAAAAAGCAAATAAAAATTATGAAAATAATGATAATACGCAGAGAGAATGTATGAAAAATATAGATGAAAACTATTTTGATTCTAATATTCAAAAAACATTAATTAATAGATTATATTTAAATGAAATATTTCCTTATAAAAATGAAATTATAAAAGAATTAGATAAAAAATTGTCCAGTTATGTTACTCAAGATATTCATAAAAATAAACATAAGCAGGATTCTACTATTACTAGAGATGAAATAATTGAAAAATTAGTCTTATCAAAGTTAAAATGTTTTTATTGCAATTGTGATATGGTATTTTTATACAACAAAGTAAGAACAATGAATCAGTGGACTTTAGACCGAATAAATAATAGTTTAAATCATAGTAATGATAATGTTATTATTTCTTGTTTAAAATGTAATTTACAAAAACGATGCCAAAACCACGACGATTTTTTATTTACAAAACGTTTAACTATAAGTAAAATATAAAAAATTATGTTTATAGATTTATTATTTATCATTTAAATAATAAATTCAAAATTACGCAATTTTAATTAACACTAAATTCTGCTTTTACTGGAAAATGGTCACTTAAAATTGGTGTATATATATTTTTTGTTTTTTTCATTATTTTATTTTTTTCAATAATTTTAACGCTTTTTTCTATGAGTGAAAGGGTTGTGTCTTTATAATATATATAATCTACAATTCCTCCATAAGCACTTGTATCAGTTATTGTTGGTATTATGTTATTTTGAATTGCTTCATCATTTTTGTTTATAGCGTAAACCAATTTATAACCATGTTTGAATAAATATGAGTGAAGTTCATCAATATAGATCCAATTCTCAAAATTCTGTTTAAAAACTTCTATTTCTTTATTTGTACTTCCTTCTGGTACAAGTGTTAAAAAATATGCATCCACCACAATTTTAACCTTTGGAGTTTTTATTTTAGTATTAAAATCTCCACAAATAATATCTGGGTCTAACTCAATCACTTTTTTAAGTTCTTTTAATTTTTTATTTTTACTATTTAAAATTGCTTTTTTATCATCAAATCTTCCGCCAGATAAATGTATTGAAGCAATCTTTATATTTTTATTATTTATTTCAGTTGTAACAAGTGACACACAACGTTTACTACTTAGCGGTTCTGTTATATGTTTTTTAATATGTATTTTTTTATCAACATAAATATTATTTGCTAAATATGAAGATTTTCCATATAAATAAACTAGTTCTGGCCAAGTAAGTTTTTCTGCAGGGCAGCTTAAATCTTTTTTAGTAAAACGAGAAGTCGTATCTAATGGACTTAATCTATGGTTACTCTCTGAATTTGAATAGTTTTTAAAAGGTATATAATTTTCTTGAATACAAACAATATCAATTCCTTTAACTATTTTTTTAAATTGACTATGTTTCTTTTTATCTTTAGTAGTGCTCGTTATTTTTTTAGTTTTAAGATGATAGTTATAATTATATAAATTTTTAAATACTTCTACATTAAATGTAAGTAATGTAAATGTTTTCATTTAAATATAAGGATATAATATAATATAATATAATATAATATAATATAATATAAAATATAAAATATAAACAATAAAAATATAAAATATAAAATATAAAATATAAAAAAATAAGTATTTAAAAAAAAAATTACTATAAGTTTAAATAATGACGTATGTTAAACAAAATGATTTATTATTAACTAAACTATTAGAGTTTTATACAGAAAATAATAATATGAAGAAAATGATAAGCATAATAACAGGAGATTCTAGAATCTCATTAAGAATTGTTGATTGGTTTGCCACAAATTATGCAAAAAAATATTATACTGTCTATGATGTAAATAATAAACGATTTAAAGTGTATAATGATTATAAACTTAACTTAAAAGCGTATTCTAAAAAACGTTTTGACCCATTTTGTAGATGGGAACGTATAAGTATACCATATGAAAAAGATGTATTTATTCAAACTACAATCGGACAATTAAATTTTTTTAAATGGGCAATTCAAAATGGTATTGTTACCTATATTGAGAATAATTATGCGGAAATAGAAAGCGACATGAACTTAAGACATAGTATTAAGAATAAAGATAAAAATAATGATTCTAAAACACGCAAAAAAAGAGAAGAATTATCTATTAGCGCAACCAAAAGTATAAAACGCGAAGATATAAATATAACAATTCAATTTAAATAGTTTAATTTTGCTAATATTGTAACTTTATATAATTTATAATTAATTTATAATTACTTTATAATTATTTATATAAATAATTATTTATATAAATAATTAATGGGAAATATACAATCAAATATATATAATTTTAATTTATTTAATTTTGAAAAAGTTCAAGAGCATATTAAAATTAAATCTATTATAATAAACACACTTGAATCAACAAATCAAGACTGTTTAATAAGTGGAACTATTAGTATTGAAGAAGAAATTAAATTATTAAACGCATATTTGAAAACAAATAAAAAAATTTTAATAATTATTTATGGCAAAAATAATAGCGATATATCTGTCATTAAAAAACATAAACAATTACAAGCTTTGGGATTTACAAATATTGCCCTTTATTTAGGTGGATTATTTGAATGGTTATTATTACAAGATATTTTTGGTTATGATAATTTTCCTACAACTACTAAAACTATAGATATACTTAACTATAAATAATTTTATATTTAACATTTCCAACGAGCATTACAATTTAAACAAGTAACAAATGTTGTCATTGGTTCATCCGCACTTCTTGTTTGAAGTTGATAATACGTACATTTTCTAAAGAAATTTTGATTTAGTTCTCTCTTTTCTAATTTTGCTGTTCTACTTTCAATGTCTAAACATTTTAAACATTTAAAATTATTTGTAGAAGCTTCTACCTTCGGTGTATATTTATTCTCCGTTTTAATTTTAATATCTTCAATTAATGCACCCCACTTTTCTGGAAGCATTTCTTGATGACTCAAAAACGCCAATTCATGTGGCTTAATTTTTTTTTCAGTAATTAATTGTTTAATTGAATCGGTTTTTAAATTTATATAGAGCGTTTTAAACTTATCTAGATAAATTCTAACAAAATATGTATTGTTCCATTTTTTAATTATATTTTTTTCATTTGCTTTAGTTAATGTGTAATTATAAATTCCAATTTCTAAATTATTCCCATCTTTCAAATTATTTAATAATTCACCTAATTTAAGTTTTACATTTTTTCTAAAGTCATTTGGATTATTTATTGTTTTTGTTGTTGTTGTCATTCTTATTATAATTAAAAAATTAAAGTTTAAATAATTTTCAATTTATTATTATTATTATTTATTATTTTCTTCTTCGCTTGAATAAATATAATCTTCATTTTCTAATTCTGAATCACTAACATTTTCTTCACTATTATCTGTTTCATTTAATGCTTCTTCTACTTTTTTAAAATTAAGAGATGGGGTTGTGGCAGTTGTTCCAGTTGCTCCGATTGTTGTTGTTGCGGTTGTTGCTGTTGTTGCGGTTGCTCCGATTGTTGCGGTTGTTGCGGTTGTTGCTGTTGTTGCAATATCTTGTACGCTTAATTCAATATTATTATAATCATGAATAAATAAATTTTCTAATTTGTCTTTTTTAATACAGACTAATGCGGCTGGTCCATATAGTTTTATACTTGTATCTAATTTAAAAATAAATGGATTTTTTGTATTATTTCTTCCAACTACTCTACCCCATAATTCAATTGTACTTCCGGTATTATTTAAATTGTAATCCATAATTTTTTTAAAGTCTTCCGATTTTCGCAATCCACATTTTTTATATACATTTTCTAATTTGTCAACGTTGCACTCATTTAAGTTTCCGGTTTTATCAACAATAATAAATGAAATCATTATACTTATATGTATATAGCCTAATATAGTTTATTAAAATCGGTTTAAATAGTTTTTGTTATGTATTTATAAGAGAATGTTATTATATGTCATTAGTAATAATATTAATTTTGAGAGTTTAAGCAACTATACAAAAGAAGAGAAAAAATATATATTAATTTATTCTATTGATGGAATTTATAAAATAGAAAATGAGATAATATATAAATTAACTATTATGAATGAAAATAGTAAATCAATTGTAATAAATAATAAAAATCTTGTAATTGACGAATCAAATATTTCATATACTATTGTTAATAGCATTCCAATTAAACATGTGTCTTTAACTATTCGCGCTGAATACTATAAATTAAATAAAAACGTGTTTTTAATTATAGAATATAACCAAAACAAAATATATAATATTTATTTTATAAATAATAGTAATATTATTGATTCTATTATTAATACTATTTTATAAATTATAATATAAATATAATTATAAAATATTTATATACTAATAACTAATGTCTTTAGAAGATGAGTTTCATAAAAATAACAAGCATAAATATAACAAAAAAAGTTTGCTTGCCAAATTTGAATTATCCGGCAAACAAGAAATTATTAATATTAAAAACAATATAAATTCTGAACGATTTAATAAATTATTAATTTTAATTAATAACAACAATAATTTAGATTTAAATAAATATAGTCAACAAACTGTTATTACTAATAAACATCCTGCTTTTAATGTGGACATAGATATATCAAATAATATAGTTAGATTACAAATAGATCATGTCATGATTGGCGGTAGTATATTAGTAAAACTATTAGAAACTATTACTAATTGTAGAGAGAGAAAATTCCCAAAAACTAGCATTAAAAAAGGTATATATTATGCAATTTTAAATATATATAAAGTTTATAACTTTACGCAGTTAAGTAGTGTTTCTTTTAATACTAATACTAATACTAATAAAGAATCTTTATTTTATTATTCGCGATTATATACTATTCATAAAACAGAAAATATTTCTAGATTATCGCTTGCTTATTATACAATTTTTAATGATGCTTTGACTGCTTTAAAAAAAGATAAACTTATTATTGGCATTCCAATACCTTTTGATAATAATAGGTATACAAATAATAATGTGGGTATTATTATTTTAGAATATAACAAAAATATGTCTTTGCTGGAAACTCATAAATTACTTAAAAAATCAACTAATTTAGCATATATTACTAATATGTATAACTTATATTTTACGCATATTTCAAAATATATAGGATTTAATAATACATTGCTGAGAGAAAAAATAGATATTATATGCAGCACTTTTATTTCAAATAATAATTGTTTAACCGGGCGTTTTTGTTTACAACCTACAATAAGTATTACAGAAAATGCTTATATGTCTGTTCATATACATTTATTAGGTGATAAACAACGAGCTCATGTCTATGTTAATGTTACAACTCATAATAAAAATCAAAAATGGCTTAATGTTAAGTATTCAAATAATCCGTTATAAATGATAATTTTAACTATATTAAAATTATATAAGATGTTATATAATATAATTTTATCAGTTATTATATCTATAATTATTATTATTGTCTTACATTATTTATTTTTATTTTTTAAAGATACTCTTACAGTTCCTATTGTTAAAGATATGATTATAAAGCCAAGCCAAACTTATAAACATTTAGAAACTATTTCAAATAATTTAAATGAGTCACCTAATTCAACTTATTCAACTAATTCAACTGATTTAAATGATTTAAGTGATTCAACTAATTTAAATAATTTAAGTGATGCAAATAATATGAGATTAGAATTAAAACATTATTTAAATGATTTAAATTATACTGCAAATAATGTAGATATTAAATTAAATAGCCAATTAAATTCAAAATTATATAGTGAAATACGTTAATATTAAATTGAAAAATATTAAAGAATATTAAAGAATATATAATATAATAATATACATATTATAATACATGTTAAATAAACAATATATACAAAAACTTCCAAAGTTTGAACTTTCTTATGATACCATTTTACATAAGAAAGTTTTTAGTGATATTTTTATGTTAATTCCAAAAGGAAATAAAGTATTAGCTTGGTTTACTTATGAAAATGAAAATAATATTTGTATTTTATTTCATCTAAACAAATGTAATAATTTTACTAAGATTGAAGTTGTTGATTCTTGCTTTGATAAAATATTATCATATGGAACAATTATATATGGAACTTATTTTAATTATAATAAACATAATTTTATAACATGTGAAGATATTTATTATTTTAAAGGAGAAAATATACAAAATACGCAAATTAAATATAAAATAAATATTTTAAATACTATTTTTAAAACTTATTTACAACAAAAAGCATATACTTCTAAGTTTGTTATTTTTGGATTGCCTTATATGAGTGAAAAAATACATAATGTATATAATAAAATAAAAGAAGTGCCTTATGAAGTAGATGCGGTTGGTTTTTACATTTTAGAAAAAACAAAAAAAATAGGCAATTTAAGATGCACACATGCGGCAAATGAAACAATTTTTAAAATAAAGGCAAATATTGAAGAAGATATTTATAGTTTGTATTGTAAATCAAATAATAATGATAGTACTGAGTTTTATGGTTATGCTGGAATATTTGACTATAAAACAAGTGTTTTTATGAATAGTCACTTTAGAACTATAAAAGAAAATCACAATTTAGATCTATTAGAAATGAGCGATTGCGAAGAAGAGTTTGAAAATATTAAAGAAGACAAATTTGTAAATTTAAAAAAAATAATGTATATGAAATGTAAATATAATAAAAAATTTAAAAAATGGCAGCCATTTGAAGCAGTTCATTTTGGAGAGAAGTTATTGTCAAAAAAAGACATTAATTATTTAGAATACAATTATTAGAATATTAGAATATTAGAATATTAGAATGTTGATATATATATATAAAACAATATAAATATATGAGTACAAAAAAAAAATATTTGGTTCCTCCTTTAAATTTAGAAGTTCCAAAAAGAGATAGTATAATTGGTGAGCTTATAATTAGTCCACTCTCAAACTCAGATACTATAATTAGTCCACTTTCAAGCCAAGATACTATAATCAGTCCATTAATCAGTCCACTTTCAAATCCAGATCATGGTCCTTTTATAAATAGTATTAAATTAAATAGTCCACTAAATTATTCCAAGATAAAAGATTTTCCAATATTTTGGTCTGGTTTTTTTGTTGATAATATTGAACTAAATGATTTTGGAAATAGTTTTGAAACAAAAGGTGAAATTTTAATAGAAAAAATGAAGAATGCTTCTAAAATACCTCGTGGTTATAGTAGTCTTGATGTTATAGATTATAGTAATGATGAAGATAATGAAGAGAATGAAAAGGATGAAGATAATGAAGAGAATGAAAAGAATGAAGATAATGAAGAGAATGAAGATAATACAGAATCAAATATTATAACACTTGTTACTGGACGGGATTCATTAATATCAATAGATGAATCATTAATATTGACAGAACGCAGCAGCCTGAGCAGCCCAAAAAAGCTTAAGACTTTCATGACACAACGCGGTACAAAAAAACAAAGAAAACAATCAAATGCTGATATAATAATTGATCCAACTGATAATTTTTCTAAAAAGTTTACAAAATTAGCATTAGAATCAAATCCTAAAAATATAGGTTTATTTGTTAATTGCACCCCCGCAGATTTTGTTAATAAAATTTTTTATAAACTAGAGTTTGATATTATACAAAAGCATTATGAAGATATTAAACAAAAAGTAAAAATATTTATTTTTAACTTGAAAAATATGAATTGTTTTTATATAAAACCAACTGTGGAACTCTTAGTCGCACGGTTAAAGAGTAAAATACCAGATACACAATTAAAACAAATTATGAAAGATAAAATTAAACCACTTATTATAAAATTAGAAAAAAATAATTGTTATGAGGCTAAAACGTTTGTAATAAGCCAAATTGAAAGATTAAAACACACTCCTATAGGCGAATATACTAGATATTCATATAAAGATCCAGAAAAACGAAAAACATTCTTTACTAATATTATTATTAATCCAATTTTTGAAAAGTTACAAAATATTAACTGTAGTAGTATTAAAATAAAGTTTCAAAAACAAATAAATGATTTTCTAAAGAGTGAGTTTAATACTAGTATTGAAAATATAGATATTACTTGGAAATCATTAATAGATATATTAAATAATTTAAAAACAAGATTACATAATAACAATCTTAATAATTGTGTTGAAATATATGAAATACTTAAAGATATACTAACAATTGTAGAAAATGAAAATCCTATTACTGCAAAAGAAAAAAATGACTTTATCGCATTTTTTATTCAAATTAACAAGATTTTGGACAATGAAAATGATAAAAATTGTTTTTATATACAAAGACTGTTAGAAAAAAAAAAGAAAAAAAAAAATAAAAACCAAAAAAAAAAAAAAAAATATAATATATAAAAATT